CACTGAAAGAAACTCAGTGGATTCCATGCAGTGAGAGGTTGCCGGAAGAAGAGAAATATATCTTGCTGTCATTCGCAAACTATACTGGTCTGGATATTGGACGGTATGAACATGACGGAGAGAACGATAAATTTTATCCGGGAGACGATGAAGAAACCTATGCGCATTATGGATTAATTGTGAATGCTTGGATGCCGTTGCCGGAACCATACAAACAAAACGACGAAGGAGCTGAGAAATGATTGAACAGAGGAAGAGACAGAAGACAGGTAAAGCTGGATGATCAGCAACACTATAAGGAGTTGGAAGAAAGTCATGATGCGAAGGCAAGTGAGAGATTCCATACACCAGCAGCTTATCAGAGCTATTCAGTGGAGGATTACTTGCGGAAGATGGGAGTAGACATAAAAGAGGTGACCGACGATGAGTGAATATGTCGAGTGCTATGAAAACTTAAAAGCAGCAGTTGTAAAGCTGGCAGCGGATGATTACCGGCGGGCATTGATCAGGCTAAGGCGACACCCAAAGGATACGAATGCGCTTCATACAAAAAATGAATGTGAATTATTTTTTCGTAAAGGCATTGAGATGTACAGTGACATGGATGGAGAGATGTTGATCAGTGGGATTCAGGAAAGAGTGAGGCGGGAGTATAATGAACAGAGAGCAGCTAAGTAAATACAAGAAGAATAAGCGGGATATTGAGAATCTGGATGGAATTATTGCCAAGCTTCAGGAAAGACTGGACGCAGTACCGGTTGTATCGGGAAAGGTCACAAAGAGTTCGGATGAGTTCCCTTACATTGAGGAGCATGTGCAGGTGAGAGTGGAAGAGCCAAAGGCAGCAACTGCATTGAAGATGCGGATCTATGAGAAGGAGAAGAGAAAAGATCAGCTGATCCATGAGAATGAGAAAGTAGAGAAGTACATAGCTGCAATGCCTGATGGAACGGTTAAGGATATATTCGAGATGGTATTTTTGGATGGAATGACGCAGAAAGAAGTTGGGGAGAGCGTCGGATATACACAGTCTATGGTGTCAAAGGTTATTAAAGATATTTTGAAACATTCATAACATTCATATTTTGACTATGTTATTATTATACTGGAATTGATGAACAGATATCAAATCATTCGATTAGTTCCCCCCACAACCTAATAAAACCGAGAGAGGACACCTGGCAACGCGGGTGTCTTTTTCGTTGCGTAATGTCGAAAAATGGGATATTATGAAGATAGGTTTTGTTAGTGTGGAGGAAAATATGAAAGTAGAGTATATAATTGGAATTGCAACATTTGTAATTGGCAGCGGAGGGATTGTGGCAGTGGCAAAATCAATTTTCCCTAATTGGGGATTGAAAAACCAGAAAAAAATAGAGCTTAATACAGAGTTGGCAAAAGATAAAATAAATGCGATAAAAAAGGTAATTAAATTAGAACAAGAAGCAAATATAATAGAAGATGTAAATATTGTACATCCAGAGCTGTTTAATGTGAAAAGCAACAATCCAAAAGAAGATTGGACAATTTATATGACTATTGTAGAAGATAGAAAAAAATTGGGAGAATTTTTGAATAAATTGTATGAAATAAGAAAATATGAGGATACTTGGCTTAGCCGACGAGTTTCAGCGTATTTGCTTTATGCAGAAAAATATGTTATGCAATTTATGGAATTTCTTAAGTATTTGGAATACACAGAGAATGATTTGTATCCATTTGGCTTATTGCTTGCACCGGATATACAAAAATGGCAAAGAGAGTTAGATAGTATTTTGGTCCAAGAATTAAACGATATTTCGTTTGAAATAGAACATCATGAGGGAAAGAAATGGGAACATGATAAAGAAGCGATGATTTTATTAAGCGCTATTTTAACTAATTATGCAGTTAACGTTGCTGATGAGAGTGATAGTATGGAGGTAGTGGCTCAGCGATTAATAGCAGAGGGGTATCTTGCAATTACTTAAAATAATTAAAACGATTAGTAAAGCGATGATAAAAAATGATACATATATTATTTTGGGAAGGCACCCTCCGGGGTGCTTTTATAATGCAAAAAACGGAAAGAGAGAGGTGGTGACGTGCCGGATGTAAAAGAACAAATCAAGAATGATTACCTATCAGGTGTCCCCCCGAAGAAACTATCGGAGAAATATAATACCAGTTTGAATACAATAAAAAGCTGGATCAAGCGGTATGGCTGGTCTAAATTAAAGAAAGAACAGGGTGCACCTTCTAAAGCAGAGGGTGCACCCTCTGTCGTACCCGGAAAAAGGAAACGGGGCGGACAACCAGGTAACAAGAATGCAACCGGTCCGCCGGGGAATAAGCATGCTGAGAAGTTCGGGTTCTTTTCCAAACATCTTCCGGAAGAGACGTTATCCATCATTCAGGAAATGCCGGAAGATCCGCTTGATGTCCTGTGGGATCAGATCCAGATTGCATATGCAGCCATTATCCGGGCACAGAAGATTATGTATGTTCGTGATCAGGAAGATGCGACAACGACAAAGATCGCAGATAGCTCCGGAAATATTTGTTCTGAAAAATGGGAAGTGCAGCAGGCGTGGGATAAACAGGCAAACTTCTTATCGGCTCAAGCCAGAGCACAGAAGACGCTGGAAGGCATGATTAACCGGTATGAAGATCTGCTGCATAAGAACTGGGATCTTGCTACAGATGAGCAGAAAGCAAGAATCCTGCAGATCAAAGCCAATACGGAAAGAATGAAATCCAGTGGCAATGATGACGGAGAGGATGGTGTGGTGATTGTCAACGATGCGCCAACAGGTGAAGATATCAGACATAGTGATACCGAAGTACCTGCCGATATTCAACAACAGGACAGTTAAACACATTATCCTGACTTCCGGTCGTGCCGGAACAAAGTCCAGTTATGCTGCTATTCGAACCGATTATCAGATTGTATCAGATCCGCATGGTTCTGCAGTAGTTCTTCGTAAGCATCACAATAAGCTCCGGAAGACAGTGTACAAGGAAATGATCAGAGGGATTAACCGGTTGGGAATTTCGAAGAACAAGTTCACAATCACGAAATCCCCGATGGAAATTACTTATAAAAAATACGGTACGACCATTTACTTCTCCGGATCAGACGGCATCGACGATACGAAAGGTATTATTGATGAGGATAAGCCAATCAAGCTGGTAGTGCTGGATGAGCTGACGGAGTTTTTCGATGATGGTGAAGGCGAAGATGAGCTGAGCAATATCGAAGCAACATTCGTTCGAGGAAATGACAGTGATTTCCAGATGATCTATCTGTATAACCCGCCCAAGAATCCAAATGCACCGATCAACCAATGGTGCAAGAAGATGGAAAAGCGTGATGACTGCATTCACATTCATACGGATTACAGAGATGTCCCGGTCAGCTGGTTGGGGCATGCGTTGATTGCATCTGCAGAAGCTATGAAACGGGCAGATGAGAAGATGTATCGGTGGGTATGGCTCGGACAGGCTGTTGGTGTGGATGAGCTGATCTATTACATGTTTGGAGATCGACACAGGAAGAAACCAGATCCGGATAGGCGATATGACCGTATTTATATCGGCGGCGACTACGGACAACAGAACGCAACGACATTTGAAGCATTTGGATTTGACGCATACCGGAAGAAATTTCCGGGACTTGGAGAATATTACCACAGTGGACGAGAAAGCGGAAAGCAGAGGAGTCCGTCAGAATATGCGAAAGACTTGGTTGAGTTCATGAATGATTTACATGAAGAGTATGACAACCGAGTCTTTTATATTTTCCTCGACCCATCTGCAAAAGGTCTTGCTGAAGAAGTAAGGCGGGCAACCAGGGCGGAAAAACTGGATTATCAGGTATTCCTAAAAGATGCTGAAAATGATGTGGCTCTCGGTATCAGCCGTGTGCAGAAGGTTTTGAGCTTTGATATTATGAGCATATCTCCCAAACAGGAATATGCAGTAAGTGAATTTGGGACTTATGAGTATGACAAGAAATCTATTGAAAAAGGCAAGGAAGTACCGGTGAAAGAGGATGATCACTGCATGGATGCAATCCGGTATGTGGTCATGGGAGCATGGAAGAAAACGAAACATTGGTTGCCAAAGTCGGAAGCGGAGTCAGACATAGGCGATATTGGTGAGAAGGAGGTGACAGACGATGAATATCTTTAATTATTTTAAGAAACAGGGAATTGATACCGTAGATCCATCCTTTTACCGGAAGATAGCAGAATGGATATCTTGGTATGAAGGAAATGTTCGCAATTTCTCTTTCTACAAAGTGTATAGTGGACGTGGAACATATAAACGCTGCAGACGAAAGAGCATGGGAATGGCGAAGAAGCTGAGCGAAGATATTGCAGATCTCCTTTTGAATGAGCGTGTGGCAATTACCTTGGATGATGAATGTACACATGAGTATGTGCAGCAAGTGCTGAAAGATAACCGTTTCCTTGTGATGGGAAATGATTACCAGGAGCGGAAAGCTTTTACTGGTACAGTAGCATACATTCCATATTTAGAAGATGCAGAAATCAATGAGGACGGAAAAATCTTGTCAGGGAAAATCTGTATTAACTATGTAGATGCACCTAATATATATCCAGTGACGTGGAATAATGGAAGAGTAACGGAATGTATTTTTGCATTTCCATATACGATTTCAAGAAAAAAATATGTCCAATTACAGTCCCATCTTTTAAAAAATGGAGAGTATTTGATCGAAAATACGGTATTGCGCTGTGAGTCGGGAAGCCAGGAAGGAACAGAAATTTCTGAGAGTGAATGGAAATTATTAAAGCCGTTCCAAACACTTGCGAAAGAAGTTAAAACCGGTTCACCCGAGCCGCAATTTGTTATAGATCGCTTAAATATCACAAATAATGCAGATCAGAACAATCCAATGGGTGTTGCTATATTTGCAAATGCGATTGATGTGCTGAAAAAGCTGGATACCGAATATGATTCATATTGCAATGAATTTGAGCTAGGTAGAAAACGAATATTTGTCAGGCCGGAGATGCTGACAAACGAGGATGGTTCTCCGGCATTCGATCCGGATGACAGTGTATTTTACGCTCTTCCGGAAGATGATGCTAATGAAGAAGGAATGTTAAAGGAAATTGACATGTCACTTCGAACTGATCAGCACAGTAAAGCAATTAACGATGATCTGAACTATCTTTCTCTTAAATGTGGATTCGGTACTGATCGATATCAATTCGGAGCAACAGGAGCAAAGACGGCAACAGAGATTATTTCGGAAAATTCAGACATGTATCGGATGATTAAGAAGCATGAAATCCTGTTAGAAGATGCATTAAAGCAACTGATCCGGATTATCATTCGTTTGGGAATGGTATTGAACGAGCCACTGAATCCTGAATGCGAAATCACCATTGATTTTGATGATTCGATCATTGAGGACAAAGAGACAGAGCGGAGCAGAGACCGACAAGATGTCAGTATGGGAGTCATGAGTCTGGCAGAGTACCGTGCTAAATGGTATGGAGAATCAGAAGAAGATGCTGCTAAGAATCTCCCGGAACAAAATCAGGTGATTGAGTAATGCGAGATGATTACAAAAATAAGATGGCCGGTAAGATCGCAGCCAGATATCAGGATTTGGAAGAACGAATCATGCAAGACATTGTTCGAAGGATTGTTAAAACTGGTGAGATCACCAGCACTGCAGATTGGCAGATCAACAGATTGCGGATTCTGGGATATTCTTCGGAGGACATTGAACGGGAAATCAAAAAGACGCTTAATGCTTCCTACCCGGAGATGTTTGAGCTGTACGACAAGGTAATCGAAAAGGAATATGTTCGAGATAAGGATGTATATGAGCAGATCAATGCAGAATATATACTGTATGATCAGAATGAACAACTTAAGCAAATCACAGAAGCAATTATTGATCAGGGTTGTGAAGATTTGGAGAATGTAACCAATTCTCTTGGATTCTATCTGGATTACGGAAATGGCAGGAAGGTGCTGACGCCACTTGCCCAGGTATATTCCGGATATCTGGATGCAGCATGTTATGATATCGTAACCGGCGCGTTTGATTATAACAGTGTCCTGAGACGAGTAGTTACACAGCTCACGAACAGCGGACTTCGGAAGATTGATTATGCTTCAGGGAGAGCCGATCGGGCGGATGTGGCTGCAAGGAGAGCGGTCATGACTGCAGTTAGTCAGATTACCGGAAAGATATCTGAGTACAACGCACAGAAGCTTGGTACCGAGTATTTTGAGGTGGAGTGGCATGCCGGAGCACGTCCGACTCATGCAGTATGGCAGGGGCGTGTCTGGTCAAAACAACAGCTATATTCAGTATGCGGTTTGGGAACGGTCACGGGACTTCTTGGCGTGAACTGTTATCATACTTATTATCCGTTCTTTCCGGGATTGTCCGAACGTAACTGGTCGGATGAATGGCTGGATGCCAAGAATCTGGAAGAGAGTGAACCGAAGAAATTTAGGGATAAGGAATATACCCTGTATGGGGCTAAGCAGAGACAGCGGCAGATGGAAGTAGCAATGAGAGCACAGAGAGAAAAGGTCCGCTTGCTCCAGAAAGGCAAGGCGGATCCAGATGAAATTCTGTTGCATAAAGCAAAGTACCAAGGACAGCTTAATGAGTATTCCAGATTCTGTCGGAAGATGAAGCTTACTGAAGAACGTGAGCGTATTTATTTGGACACGAAAGGTCGAGTGGCAACGAATAGCAAACGACAGAATGCATTGTTCCCGCGTGAAATGATCGAGAATGCATCCAAAGATGTGGCTCAGTATAAGCGGTATAAAGAAGTTCTGGGAGATTATATTGGTTCGCTTGTTAATTTCGGCCAGATGAAATATAATGATAGTGAGAAATGGAAAATTATCAGTGAAGCATATACAGATGTAAAATGGCAGAGTCAAGCACTGAAGAAGAAACAAATAGGAGAAGTACATTCTATCTCGTATAAAGGCACTCCGAATAGCGTGTTTGATAATTTCAAAGATGGTGTCTTGCAGAGACGCAGATATTACGGAAATGATGGAAGGCCAAGATTAGACATAGATATGACGGATCACGGAAATTCAAAAGAACATCCGATTGTACCGCATTATCATAACTGGTATCTTGATGAAAAAGGTAACTTGAAACGTGAAGCAAAGCACGATAATCCACTTAAATTAGGGCATGAAATTGCCAATAAAGATATTCTCGAGAAGAGGTGATTGAAATGATTGAGTATAAAGATTATGCAAAATTTGAGAACTTGTCTGAGCTGTCAGAAGCTATAGAGATAGGATTAGATATCGAGTTTATTCTTTATGGAGAAAGATATAATATTTCGTGGAGAGATGATGAGCCGTTTATATGCAAGTGTCCAGAAGGTGAGACTAATTTCTATACAGATGCCAAGGCAATGCTTGATAAACATAAAATAAATGATAAACAGTTAAAGGAATTATGGAATGATATGAAAGTATTATCCATGTAGCTACCACCAGTCGAAAAGCCGGTGGTATTTTTGTACGCAATTTTAGGAGGAGTAACAATGAAAAAAAGAATAGCAGTAGTATTAACAGCGATTATCATGTCGGTTGCATGTCTGACTGGATGCCAGTCAGCAACAAAAAATTATGGTGGAAAGACAACAGTGAAACTTGAACCAAATCAGAAGTTAGAAGAAATTACATGGAAAGATGACTCTTTATGGTATCTTACAAGACCGATGACGGATGATGATGTGGCTGAGACTCACACATTCCGACAGCAGAGAGATCTTGGTGCTTTCGAAGGAACTGTAACTGTCATAGAGACAAAGGAGTAACGGATGATAATTGTAACAGTAAAAGATAACAGTATTAGTATAACTGGTCATGCTTGCCGGAAAGAACCAAGCGGCATTGATCGAGCGTGTACGGCTGCATCAGCTCTTACATGTAGTTTGATTAATTCACTTCAAGATCTTACACACGATAAGATTAAGGTAGATGCAAGATGCGGAAATACGGTAATTAAATGGGAAGATCTATCAGATGGCGGGAAACTTCTGGTAGATTCATGGTTCCTGGGACTTGCAGATGTCAACCGGGAATACAACTGCATAGAATTTCAGAAATAAACATCCGAGAGGGTGTTTTTATTATGTCCAAAACGTGAAGACGATATAAAAGCTCGGGAGCCTGTCGAGGCGAAACGGAGGTAGAAACATGAGATACAGAATGAATTTACAGCTCTTTGATGACGGCGGCGGAGCTGGCTCTGGTAATCAGGGTGGAAATGCTGGGACTGGAAACGGCGGTCAGGGATCCGCTGGGAGCGCATCCGGAGCACATGGAACCGGAACATATACCTATGAACAGTTGGAAGAGATTGCAGGTGCGCGGGTAGAGAGGTCTGAGAGGACAGCTCTTGCCAATTTTTTTAGAAATCAGGGCATGACAGAATCTGAGGTGACACAGGCAATCAATAATTTCAAAGCAGAACGTGCAGCTAATCAGCCAAATGCTACAAAATTGCAGAAAGATCTTGATGATGCGCTGGCGAAAGTACAGCAGATGGAGAATGAGAAGACTTTATCTGGTAAAGGCGTTAGATCAGAAGATCTGGATTATGTCATGTTCAAGGTATCGAAACTTGTAGATGATAAAACAACATTTGAAAAAGCTGCAGACAAATTTTTGAAGGAGAATCCGAAATTTACAGGAAATGCCGGTTCTTATCGCATTTCCACATCTTCTGGAAATTCTTCAGAAGGTTCTGGTGGAAACATGAACGCTTCCATCAATGATCGTATCCGTGCTGCAGCGAGAAGATAACGGAGGTAGAAGATGAATAAAAACAGAATGAATTTAAGGCTTTTTGAGAATGATGTCAACATTATCGATCGAAGCGGTGCAGAATCTTTGATTCCAGTACAGGAATCAAATGAGATCATTCAGGGTGTTATTGCTCAGTCAGCTGTTCTTTCAAGAGGACATAAGCTGCCAAATATGACAAGTAAGCAGTACAAGATGCCAGTACTGGATATGCTGCCAATTGCTTATTTTGTGAACGGTGATTCAGGACAGAAGAAAACGACCAAGCAGGCATGGGATAAGAAGTTTATTATTGCGGAAGAAATTGCGGTAATTGTACCGATTCCAGAGTCCGTATTAGATGATTCAGACTATGATATTTGGGGCGAGGTGAAACCGAGGGTAACAGAAGCATTCGGAACAAAGATTGATGGAGCTGCATTATTCGGAGTAGATAAACCGTCTACTTGGAGAGATGATATAGTAACTACTGCAACAAAAGCTGGAAGTGTAGTAACGCTTGGTTCTGCTGATCCACTGTACGATAAGATTATGGCGGAAGAAGGCGTTCTTGACAAAGTTGAAAAATGCGGATACTTAGTGAATGGTCATATGGCTGATGTTTCTATGAGGGCAAAGCTCCGAGGATTAAAGAATGCTAACGGCGATCCACTGTTTAAATCAGATATGCAGGGATCTACGCAGTATGCATTGGATGGTTCTCCGATGAATTTCCCGATCAATGGAGCATGGGATAAATCTAAGGCTCTGATGGTCTCCGGAGATTTCTCGCAGCTTGTATTTTCTATCAGACAGGATATTACATTCAAGCTGTTTACAGAAGGTGTTGTACAGAATACAGACGGAACTATCGCATACAACCTGATGCAGAACGATATGGTTGCACTTCGTGCAGTTATGCGTATGGGTTGGGAAGTTCCAAATCCTATCAATGCACTTGCAAAAGAGAAGACAAAGAGATGCCCGTTCTCGATTCTGAAAGCAGGAGAGTAGGGAGGAATAACTTATGTATGTAGATTATGGATATTATGCAGATCAGTACGGAGGCGGGATTACTGAAAAGGAATTTCCGTTTGCAGAACGCAAAGCCGAAGCCTATATTAGAAAGCTGACGTATATTCGTGGAAATATATTTGCAACTGAGAACATGGCAGTAAAAGATGCTGTGTGTGCAGTTGCGGATGTGTATGCATCTTGTGAAAAGAAAAGAGAAGCAGGTACTGTAAAATCTGAAAATAATGATGGATACAGTGTTTCATATGCTGTTGAACAAATGGATGGGCAGACGATTGAGGAACTGATCGGAAAGAAAGCGTATAAAGCAGCGTCTACATACTTACTTTCAACTGGGTGGTTGTTAAGAAAGGTGGGATGCTGTTGTGTTAACGAATGCAACGATAACTGTCTATAACCACAGGTACGATCCACTCACCCGTTTCGATACCTGGCATAGAACCGTTATTGAAAATGTGCATATATATGTTAACCACAAAGCATCCGTCGGCGATTCCGGACTAAACAGCGCAGAAGTATATAAGATCCGTATTCCTACCGATGTGGAGAATGCGGATCAGTATCTTCCACCGGAAGAATATGCGAAGCTGGAAGATCCGGAAGAACACTGGACCATTCAGACAGATGATCAGATTGTACTCGGCGAGTATAATCAGGAAATTGAGAAGCCGGCTGATCTGAAAGATGTACGATTGAGGCACTGCAAAGTGTTGTCCTGGTCAGATAATCGCTTTGGCGGATTGCCACATTGGAAGATTGAAGGTGAGTAAATGGCACAGAAAAAAGAATTTCGAATCACGACACCAAGAGGCAGCGTATTCACATCAAGAGATGAAAACGGTAGCGTGACCGCAAAGATTGAGTGGACACCGGGATTTGCCGCACGGAAGGCAGAAAGCTTTTCCAAAGCGCAACAATTTGTTGATTCAGAGTGCCTGCGATATATGAATCCACTTACACCGAGACGCACCGGTATGATGATCAAATCGGCAACGCTTGGCACAGTAATCGGATCTGGTTTCATTGAGTATCTGACACCTTATGCCCGTCGGCAGTATTATGAACATAAAACAAAAGCAAGATGGTTCGAAACGATGAAGGCGAGCCATAAGGAAAAGCTTAAAGAAGGAGCTGAGAAACTTGCAAGACAGTAAAAAACCGATTATTCAGAGCATTCGTGACTATGTGCTGTTGAATCCGGATATTGACGATCGGAAGATTAACATTAATTATCTTGGAAATGGGATGGAGTATTCCATTGATCCGATTGGTGCGGATCCGAATTACAAGAAGTATGTGGATGGCGGAGGTCTGAAACAGTTTCAATTCGCATTCACAAGCAAGGAAGCATATGACGGCGATGCAAGAACCGGGATTGCCAACAGTGGTTTTTATCAGGCTTTTGAGGAATGGGTTGAGAAAAATAATATGAATGATATTCTACCAGAGCTGGACGAGCACAAAGCTGTTAAAGTTGAAGTGCTGCAGTCCGGCTTTTTGTTTAGCACAGAAGCTGATTTGGGACGGTATCAGATGATTTGCAGATTGATATATGAACAGGAGGTATAGAAATGTCAGGAGATAATAAAAAGAGATTAGTAGGCAGACATAAGCGTGTTGCGTTTATGGATGTTACAGGTGACGGTAAGACATTTACCAGAATGACGGGATTCACATCAATGTCAGATGGGAAAAATTCTACCGAATACAGCAGGCAGTATGTGGATGAAGAAAGTGAACGTTCAGATGTGGTAGGGTACGCTCCATCTATGGATTACGAATTTGATTTACATACAAATGATGCGGTGCTGAAAAGGCTTGCGACGATTACAGATGATGAACTTCTGGGATCGGATGCACAGGTGAACATTGTAATGGTGGATCTTTTTGAGGTTAAGACAGAAGATCCGAATACTTGCACAGCAAGAAAACGTGACTGGAGCGTGATTCCGGATACGGAAGGTGATGGAACGGATGCACTGATCTACAAAGGAAGCTTTAAAGCAGCCGGAAAGATTACAAAAGGAACTGCCACAACTACAGATGACTGGCAGACATGTACATTTGCGGAATAAAGAAAGATAGGAGAGTGAGCCGATGAGCCTTTTTAAATTTGGAGATTTTGAAGCGGAAGTGGATTTTACAGATGCTGATTTTTTGACGGACTTGGAATATGCACAAGAGAAGCTGTCGGAAGATGCAGCTAAAGTTCCAAAGACAGGGAAAACAGCAGAATTGTTTAGAGCTCAGTGTCAGTGCTATTTTAACTTTTTCGATTATCTTTTCGGGGAAGGAACGCATGAAGCTATGTTCCAAGGGAGAACAAGTTATAAATTATGTATAGAAGCAGGAGAGAAACTTTCAGAATGTGAAAATACTCAGACAGAAGAGTTCTTCGAAAAATATGATCGATATAACGTGCAGGAACATGGAAACAGACAGCAGAGACGTTATTACAACAAACAGCAGGGAAAGAAAAAGAAGCAGCATTACAAAGGGTAAAATGTTATGAATATTTTATTCGAAGAATTTCCGAAAACAGTCAGAGTAAATGGAGAAAGATTCTTAGTTGAAACCGATTTTAGAGAATGGATCCGTTTTATACAATTGATTGATGATGCCAAAGTCCCTTGGCAAATTAAGTGCCGACTGTTGTTGCAGTGGTACATAGATGGGATTCCGGATGATCTGGAAACAGCAGTTTATGCATTGGGTGATTTTCTGGCAATGAAAACAGAAAACGCAGAAGAGGATGAGAGTATTACCGGATCTGCACCGAAGCAATTGTATTCTTTTGAACAAGATGCAGAGTGTATTTACAGTGCATTCCGAGAGGTGTATGAAATTAATCTGCAGACGATTCCGTATATGCACTGGTGGGAGTTCCAGATATTGTTTGCTGGCCTTCCGGAAAAGACAGAGATCAAACAGAGAATTATGTACCGGAGCATAGATCTCCAGACAATTAAAGATAAGGACGAGCGTAAGAGAATTAAAAAGATACAGGAGATAGTTGCGCTGGAAAAGAAGAATCGGAGAAAAATGACAGATTATGAGATTGGAGAAATGTTTGCGTGATGGAGCATATGATTAAGATCCCGACAGAAAGAAAGTGGTTCCGGTGTCCTTATTGCGGTAAGAAGTTATTAATATACGATAATACAGCCAAATGTGAGGGGGTATATATTAACTGTCGGGAGTGTAAAAGAGAAGTAAAAATAAAGATATAAAGCACATGTGAGCCGTTGAGCCGTGCTATCAGAAAGGATGATAGTATGGCAGACGGCTATTTAAATTTTGATACCAAGATAAATGAAAAGGGATTTAATGACGGTATAAGTAAGCTTGGAAAACTTGGAAAATCTGGATTATCTATTGTAAGCAAAGCAATGACCGGGACGATTGCAGCAGTCGGAACCGGAGCTGCAGCGATTATAAAATCGTCACTCGGTGTAGTTGCCAACATGGAGCAACAGGTAGGTGGTGTAGAGACTCTATTCAAGGACAGTGCGAATACGGTCATAGCAAACGCAAATAAAGCATACAAGACTGCGGGAATGTCCGCAAACAATTACATGGAAACAGTGACAAGCTTTTCTGCATCACTGTTACAGAGCCTTGGTGGAGATACTGCAAAGGCAGCATCTTATGCGGATCGTGCCATTGTAGATATGTCTGATAATGCTAATAAGATGGGCACGAATATGCGTGACATCCAGAACGCATATCAGGGATTTGCAAAGCAGAATTACACCATGCTAGATAACTTAAAGCTTGGGTATGGCGGTACTCAGGAAGAGATGAAACGTCTCATTTCTGATGCGTCAAAGATGACTGATGTCCAGAAAGAACTTGGTGTTACAGTCGATGCAAGCAGCTTGTCCTTCGGAAATATTGTAAATGCTATTAGTGTTGTCCAAAAGCAGATGGGAATCACTGGGACTACTTCGAAAGAAGCAGCGACTACAATTGAAGGTTCTGTGAATTCTGCCAAAGCAGCTTGGGAAAACTTTGAAGCTGGAGTTATAAGTGCAAATGAACTTGTAGAGACATTCTGGACTGCAGCGCAGAATATCTTTAAAAATTTAGGGAAGATCATCCCAAGATTAGGAAAAACGGGGATGGATGTTGTCAGCGCACTTGCCGGAAAAATTGGTGAGGCCGTTCCGCAAGTAAAAGGTTTTACTGATAGTATTTCCAAATTAGCAAATGAGCTGAAGGGAATGAACAGTGATCAACTGTTGAATCTTGGAAAAATGGCAGTGGTAATTGCCGGATCGGCTCCGGCGCTGTCCATATTTGGAAAAGGGATTGAAAATGTAAAAACTGCGACCGATGGATTTAATGGCATTATAGACGGAGTTGTCACATCTATAGGTAAAGTACCTAAAGGGGCAAAGAGTGCCAGTGCCACATTCAAAAAGATAGGTAGCGAGTTCAAATATCTCGGTGAAAGCATCGCACTTCCATTCCAGGATCTGGGAGAAAAAATAGCTCCCCGACTGAAAGATCTTGGTGGATTTATGGCTGAGTCCTGGACAAATGGTCCGGGAGGAAAGATTACTGGAGCTGTAACTGATACTGTTAAAAAGATAGGTGGAGCTATTGGACAAATTGGTCCTAAGCTTGCTGAAAAGTTCCCTGGAATAACAAAGAAATTTGCAGAGCTTGGCACAAAGATGTCGGCCGTTTCAGCGAAGATTTCCAAAGTTCTGGGAAAAGTCGGAACAAAGATATCCGAATACGCCGGCTTTATCGGGGATGCGTTTACACCGATTTTATCAAGAGTAGCATCCTTTGCGCCAACATTTTTCAAGTTGATCAATATTGGTGCAGGAGCAGCAATCATCGTTGCCGGTATGGGATTGATCTACAGTCAGTTCGGTACACAGATTGATCAGCTGTTATTGCTTGTGCAGACAAAAGGACCGGAAGTAATCACGAATTTCGCAAATGGAATTACTGCAGCATTACCTGGATTGGTTGCTCAGGGTGCAACGCTGATCATGGGAATCCTAAATGCAATTACGGTGAATCTGCCGGCATTGATTACTGCCGGAGTAAGCATTATATCCACATTGACGAGCAGTCTGGCAGCACAATTACCTCAATTGATACCATGTGCAGTACAGATGATACTGACATTGGTCACATCATTGATAAGCAATCTTCCACAATTAATTACTTCAGGACTTAACTTAATGAAAGGCCTCGCAAGTGGAATTGCAAATTCAATCCCATTGGTGGCAGCGAAGGCACCAGTGATTATTGGAAAGCTTGCATCGACTATCATAACGAATCTTCCAAAGATTCTGACCGCAGGAGTACAGATCATAAGTAAACTCGCTGTTGGACTAGTGCAGGGAATACCGGCATTGATCGGAAAGATTCCAAGCATGGTAAGCCAGATTAAGAATGCATTTACCAGTGTGAACTGGGGCAGTGTTGGAATGAATATTATAAAGGGTATTGCCAGTGGATTAACCGGTGCAGCTGGTGCAATCGTAGAAGCGGCGAAGAGTGCGGCGAACAAGGCATTAGATGCAGCAAAGAGTGCTCTTGGGATCCATTCGCCATCCAGGGTATTCCGTGATCAGGTAGGTAAGATGATGGCTCTTGGTATGGGAATTGGATTTGAGAAGAACATTCCGATCAGATCCATGAGTGTAGGAGTACAGAAAGCAGTATCCGGATTGCAGAGATCCGTAGATCTTGCATTATCGGCGAGAACTGCAGACAAGACAGTTGGAAGAGTAAAGAATTATCCGGGATTCGATGGAGGAAAAGATATCGATTATGACCGGTTAGAAAAAATCCAGATGCGAGCTGCAGAAAAAATGGCGAAACGTCCAATCTATCTGGGAACAAAGAGAATTGATGAGCCATTACCGAAAGGAGCGGTGCCGGCATTATGATAAAGGCATATTACAAAAATAGCAAAGGAGAGGTGCTTTGGTTGACCAGAGCACCTTTTCGTACAATCGAAGCGGACTGGTTTGACAGCACATGGGAAGAAACCGACAGCGGATATGAAAAAGAAATTACAATAGATGTTTTTGGAAAAAGAGAAGAATTTGTTCAAAACATGGAGACGCTATACCGAATTATTTCGGTAGATTCAGAGACAGGTAATTACGGACGCTTATACGTGAATGATACATTCTTACCATGTCAGATATATAAAACAAAGAAAACCGGATGGAAAGGGTATGTGTATACGGAAGTGGAACTTACATTCCTTGCTCCGGAGCTGTCATGGATCACGGTCCTAGAGAAGAATTTCTATCCACAAAAAGAGGCATCTGCAGAGGATGGACTAAACTTTCCTTTTAATTTTCCGTTCGGTTTTGCGAATGAAAAACGTGGATCCAGCTCATTTGAGATTGATCACATCATTCCGTCTGATTTTGAAATGGTAGTATATGGACCGTGTGTTAATCCTAAGGTGCTGGTAAACGGCTATCCTTATGAAGTCCTTACAACACTGGAAAGCAATGAATATTTGATACTCAATACGTTGGAACAGACTATCACAAAGTACTTGTCCAATGGTACGACAGCAAATCTGTTTGATGTCCGGGGATATGATTATTCTGTTTTTGAAAAAATGCCGGCAGGACTGATAACTGTGAACTGGAGCGGAGACTTCGGGATAGATCTGTATGTGTTCCTGAAGCGGAAGGAGGCAGCATGGTAATTCTTGCAACAAAACAACGAGAGATTGGAAGTAATCCATTGAGGGATGCAAATTGTACTTTTGATGTAAATAGAGAGATGAGATTCTCTGTAAAAATTGCCCGGTGTTATTGGTCGGAAAATATGACTTACGGGAATTTGGTGTATATTCCAGACACTGAATTTGGTGGAATTATCGGCGAAATTCTTACCAGTACCACACTGGATTATGTAGAACTGAAAGGCTATACATGGCGAGGACGATTGGCGCACAAAGTCATTGAACCGCCATCAGGGAGCAATTACAAGATTGTGTCGGGGGAACTTAACATGGTGCTTAAGTCACTGATAGAACCTGAACTTGGAGGACTGTATGTGGTATCCAGTGCAAATACCGGAGTTTATGTGAAGAACTACCAGTTTGATCGATACTGTATATTACTGGAAGGAATTACGAAGATGCTTAAATCCGTCGGGTATCGGTTAGATATCCGTCATAAGAGAGAACAGGGTGTTCCCGGATATATTCTGATCAGAGCAATTCCAATCGTAGATTATTCTGATCAGATTGAGTTGTCCAAGGATTGCGGACTTAACTACACGATGGAAGATATCCGGGACGGCGTGAATCATTTAATCGTAACTGGAAAAGGGGAGCTTCAGGGCAGAAATGTATTTCATCTGTATGTCTGGCCGGACGGCTCAATTAAGAAGACCCAGTATTACACGGGAATTGATGAAATAACTCAAGTGTATGAAAATACATCAACTGAGACGGAGCAATTGAATGATCAAGCGATCGACAAATTAACAGAGCTGATGAGTAAGAAAAAATTCGGCATGGACGTGGAGAAGCTTGGCATCGATGTAGGTATCGGTGATATAGTCGGTGGTCGTGATTATCTAACCGGTATGTATGGAGCTAAGCCGGTTGAGAACATCACCTGCAGCATAACAGCAGGGGTGATGTCAAAAGAATATGAATTGGAAGGAGAGAATGATAATGGAAATAGTTAGTGGGATGGGCGATAAGCCACATGTTACGAGCCAACAGTTTCGCCAGATCTTGGAAGGCATGATTGGTCAGGAGAGTTACATTATTACTTCCGGGGAAAATTTAGAGCCGGAACTTGCTTCGAATAATATCTTAAAGATTCGCAGCGGTATGATGAGCCACCACGGAAACGTATCCAGTGTAAAGATTGGAACTTATGATGAAGTGGAATTTACCAATGGAAGCCGTGGCATGAAACGTATTGATCTGGTGGTTAACCGGTATAAAAGAAATGCAGAAACTAATATTGAGAGCAATGAATGGGTTGTGATTATGGGAACGCCAGCAGAATCTAACCCAGTAGCTCCGGCATATACGATTGGCAATCTGCAGAACGGAGATCTGGTGGATGATTGTCCAGTATTTGAGCTGCATTTTGACGGTATTAATGTGACGGAAGTGACGAAGTTATTGTCGACGACACTTAATCTTGCAGAATTGCTGAAGGAGAAGATCGGCAAAACAGCAAACCTGATCGAGCTGCTGACAAGCAACGCCAAAGTAGTGCAGGACTGTCTTACCCAGACGGGAGAGAGTGGAATATACAAATGGTACAATGCTACAAATCAACCATGTACAGGCGGCTATATCCTGGTATTCAAGTACAACGATCAGATGAGTTTTAGGATTGCTATCGGAAATAGTGGAATCTACGCATCCATATACCACAATGGAACAAGTTATGGTAGCTGGGTGAAGATATGCACATATTCATAATGAGGAACAAAAATGAGAACATTACAGTTTAAAGTAGCTGGTCAGAAATTAAGTAAGGACGGGGATTTTTCTGGACTTGTGGCCGGAACAAAAGGATATCTGCAGACAGCGTATAATTTTGATGGAGAATGGGACGGTTGCAAGAAAGCAGCCGTCTTTTTGAGATACGACAAAGAATATCCTGCACCGATCGTGAACGGCAGATGTGCTGTACCAGACGAAATAACACAATACAATCGCTGGACGGTACGTCTGATCGGAGAAAGAAATGGATACAGGATTACAACGAACGAGGTGGAGGTGAAGCAGTCATGACATTAGAAGAAGCATTAGAGGCATCTGCTGTCGATCCGGTGAATGACGTATTCCAGATCAATCCGGAAACCCGTACGATCACAGTTCCGGAATCAGAAAAGATTTTCGGTGTATCACATGACGGAAACACTGAAAGAAAACATTTCCGTTGTCCAAAAATCGTAGGAGATAACATAGATCTGTCTACCATGCACCTGTACATCAATTACCAGAATGCTAACGGGCAGAAGTATCCCTATCTGGTAGAGGGCGTACAAACGGACGGTGACTATATTACATTTTCCTGGCTGATCGGGCCAGATGTAGTTGCTTATAAAGGTCAGGTAAAGTTTATTTTATGCGCCCAAAAAGGCACAGAGTTAGAGTGGAATACCACTCTCGCAGAAGGAGTCGTCCTGGAAGGACTGGAAGCCACAGAAGAGGTAGTAAATAGAAATCCGGACATCATCGAACAAATCCTAACTCGCCTAGACAATGTTACGGAAATCCCACAGGAAAAGGTATCAAGTGCAGTAGAGGAATATATGGCAAAAAATCCAATCAACATTCCTAAAAAGCTCCCAAACCCACAAGCTTTAACAATCATGTATGGCGGTAAAACTCATGTCTATGATGGAAAAGAAGCCATTGCAATCACAATCGAAACAGGCGGTATAGAGCGTATCGAAAAACTTGCTACAGACACTACAGTAACCTTAGAGCCTAACAAACTCTATGTATTTCCAGAAATGGAGTCGCTTACCTACACCATCGGCGAGGGAACGGGAGAGGTACATTTTATATTCAAATCTGGTGCAACAGCTACAAGGGTAGTACATCCATCCAATGTGAATATCGGTAGCTTTTCGGTCGAGAGCAACAAGGTTTACGAGGTGTCAATCTTAGAGGGACTACTAACGTCCCAGAATTGGAGTGTGAGCTGATGGAACGGAGAAGGATATTGGGAAATGAGGTGGAAAGTGTGATGAGTGAAGAATATGAGCTTGTCGGTACTGCAAGCATAACGGAAGAAACGGCTACTGTGGAGATACAGTTGAGTAAACCTTGTACAGATGTATACCTGTTTTGCGAGAATTTAAAATCAACAGCTAATTCGCAGTTATATATTGACATTGGTAATAACAATGTTATGCTCGGTGTAAATAGTGAATTATCAACAAATGTGCAAAATACCATTCAGCATATACAGAAGATAGGAAAGACGTGGATGAGGACGGGAAGTAATCATGTACATTATCCGCTAACTACTGCGGTGACACAGATGTATACTGTAAAATTAAGTGCAAATGAGCAAATGCCAGAACAAATTTCCACAATTAAATTAGCAACAGGTGTGGGCAATCCTAAAATCGTATCTGGCACAATAGAAATCTACGGGAGGTAGTTGACATGAAACGTAAATTAACACAAAATCTTGTCAGTCAGTCAGTCAGTCAGTCAGTCAGTCAGTCAGTCAGTCAGTCAGTCAGTC